ACATCAAAAACTTTTCCGCAAGTTTCCCGAACTTTTTTTTATGAGGCAACGCAATGGGGCGTCGCGGTCCGAAGCCACAACCGGCGGTCATGCGCCAGCGCAAGGGGAATCCCGGTCACCGACCGATCGGCGCCGATCCGGTGTCGACGTCTGTGGCTGGGCTCTCCGCGCTTGCGCCGCCGCGATGGCTCAAGAAGCGCGGCCTGCAGGTTTGGCATCGCATCGCGCCGCGGTTGGTCACGCTCAAGTTGCTCACGCCGGCGGACGTCGAGACCTTCGGCCGCTACTGCCGCAACTTTGCCCGCTGGCTCTCCGCGCAGGAAATGATCGACAAGGAGGGTGAGACCTATGAGTCAGAATCCTTGCACGGCAAACTCAAACGCATCCACCCCGTATTCCTGATGGCGGATCGAGTTGAGCGCCAGTTGCTTGCCGCCGAGGACCGCTTCGGCCTCAATCCCGCCGAACGCCAGCGCCTGTTTGCGGCCCGCGCACAGAGTGCCGATCCGGCCGCCCGTGATCTGTTCGGCGATGATCGCCGGCCGAATGATCCCGCGGCGAAGCCGGCCGAACCGGCGCAGCCCATAGAGGGGCCGATCGGACTCCTGAATTGAAATCATGCCCACGAATGAGCGGCCGCCCGGAGTCAACCTCCGGGCGGTATGGGATGCCGATCGGCAGATCTGGCGCGAAGGTGAATACTGGTTTGATGAGGTCGCAGCCAACAAGGCGGTTGCATTCTTCCCGGATCATCTGAGATTCACGACCGGCGAGTGGGCCAATCGGCCGTTCATGCTCGAGCCGTGGCAGGAAATCGACATCATCCGGCCACTGTTCGGCTGGAAGCGCGCGGACGGCACGCGCCGATATCGCCGCGCCTATATTTGGATTCCCCGCAAGAATGGCAAGACCGAACTCGCCGCCGGCATTGCGCTGCTGATTCTGGTGGGCGATGCGGAAGAAGGCGGCGAGGTCTACGCCATCGCATCGGAAAAGGATCAGGCGCGCATTGTATTCGACAAGGCCACCAACATGGTGGCGAAGTCGCCTACGCTCGCCGATGTGTTGGTCTGTCTCAAGCCGTCGATCTACTGCCCATCGCTGAGCGCATCGATCCGGCCCTTGTCGGGCAAACCAGAAGGAAAGCATGGTTTTAATGCCTCCGGCCTAATCGGCGATGAGATCCATGAGTGGAAGTCGGATGAACTCTACACATTCATGCACGATTCGTCGGCCTCGCGCCGGCAGCCGCTCGAATTCCTGATCTCGACCGCCGGCAAGAAAGGTGGCTATGGCGAGGAAGTGTTCGATGAGTGCGTGAAAATTCGCGATGGCGTGATCGACGATCAGGAAACCTTGGTCGTGATCTACGCCGCCGCTCCTGACGACGACTGGACCGATCCGAAGATTTGGTTCAAGGCCAATCCCAATCTTGGCAAGACGATCCCCCTCTCACGCGTGGAGACGGATTGCAAGCGGGCGCGGCAACTGCCGCGGCTGGAGAACTGGTTCAAGCAGTTCCGCCTCAATCTCTGGACCGAGCAGGCCGTCCGCTGGCTTCCGATCGATGCGGTCGATGATGAAGGCCGTAAGTTCGGGTGGGATCACTGCAAGGGCCCGGTCGACTGGAAGCTTCTCGATCAGGCGCTGCGCCACAAGAGATGTTTCGGCGGCCTCGATCTGTCGTCGACGACGGACTTGACCGCGCTGGTCTGGTGGTTTCCGATTCAGGATGGTCTTGACGTTCCAGTCGCGCTCGCGCGGTTTTGGAAACCGGCCGACACGCTCAAAGCACACGCCAAGCGCGACAAGCTACCTTATGAAAAGTGGGTTTCAGACAAGGCGATCACCACGACACCCGGTAATGTCGTCGATTATGCGGCGATCAAGGAGCGGATTTACCGCGATGCCGAGTTGTTCAAGATTGCCTATTCCGGCGTTCGGGAGAGAAAGGCCGACGAGGGCGGCCTCGCGATCGACCGCTGGAATGCAACACAGCTCGCAACCGAGCTGGTGAGCGAGGGTCTCCCGGTTATTCTGTTCGGACAGGGCTTCGCTTCGATGGGTTCGCCGTCGAAGGAGTTGGAGCGGCTCGTGCTCATGAACAGTTTTCATCATGGCGGCCATCCGGTGCTGCGCCGCCACGCGCAGGTCGTTGCCGTCGAGGAGAGCCCCGCCGGCGATTTCAAGCCGGCGAAAAACAGATCGACAGAGCGCATCGACGGTGTGGTCGCGTTGATCATGGGGCTCGGCATCGCCGCCAAGGCGAATGAGCCCAGTACACCTGCGTATCAAATGATCTTCGTCTAACAGCAATACGAAGTCGGATATATCCGACTCGGCAATGGAGCTTGCCATGCCAACGGTCAACGTGGAGGTTGGGCGGGTATTCCGCCGTGGTGGGCATGGGGCCATTCCGATGATCGACCGCGCCTATAGCGTGATCGAGATCAAGTCGCTTAACGAAGGCGACCGGGTCATCACCGGGTTGGCGACAAGCCCCACGCCTGACCGTCTGGGCGACATCGTCGAACCGCTCGGGGTTCAATTCAAAAATCCACTGCCGTTGCTTTGGCAACACCGGAATTCGGAACCGGTCGGAACCGTCAGGTTCGACAAGCCATCCAAGGATGGCATCACCTTCACGGCGAAAATCGCCAAGATCGACGATCCCGGCCGACTCAAGGATCGCGTGGATGAGGCGTGGCAGTCGGTCAAGGCCGGCCTGGTGCGCGCCGTCTCGATCGGCTTTCGCGCCATCGAGATGTCGTTCATGGACGACGGCGGCATTCGGTTCATCGAAAGCGAGGTCCTCGAACTTTCACTCGTCACCATCCCGGCGCAGCAAGACGCGCTGATCGACACCATCCGATCCATCGACGTCGCGCTGCGGGCCGCGTCAGGCCAAACGCAGGACGATGTCAGACGGCCCAACCCTCCCGGCGCCACGGGATCACGCAAACCAGTGAGACTTGCGCCCAAGGAGGCGAAGACGATGAAAAAGACCATCGCGGAGCAGATCTCCGCATTCGAGGCGACGCGGGCGGCGAAAGCCGCGCGCATGACGGAAATCATGGATGCTTCCGCCGAGAAGGGCGAAACGCTCGACGATGCGCAGCGCGAGGAGTACGACAGCCTCAAGGACGAAGTGAAGGCGATCGATGATCATTTGGTTCGCCTACGCGAGCACGAGAAGGCCAACATGGCCGCGGCGAAAAGCGTCGATGGCGCCAAGGACATCAAGTCCGCATCCGATGTGCGCGGCGGGGTCTCGGTTTCGATCAAGTCGCCGAATCTACCCAAAGGCATGGCGTTCGTGCGTATGGTCGGCGCGCTGGCAACCGCCAAGGGCAACCGGTTCGAGGCGGCCGAATTTGCCACGCGCTGGAAGGACTCGACGCCGGAAGTGTCGAACGTGTTGCGCATGCCGCTCGACATGATCGAAAAGGCTGCGGTCGATGCCGGCACGACGACTGGCGCGACCTGGGCCGAGCCGCTGGTCCAGTATCAGAACATGGCCAGCGAGTTCATCGAATATCTGCGGCCATTGACCATCATCGGCCGCATCCAGGGCTTCCGCAATGTTCCGTTCAAGATCAAGGTGCCGCGGCAGACGGCCGGCGCCGCGGTGAATTGGGTCGGCGAGGCAAAGGTGAAGCCGTTGTCTTCGCTCGCCTTCGATTCTCTCACGCTCGATCACTTCAAGATCGCGGGCATCATCCCGTTGTCGGAAGAGCTGGTGCGGTTCTCCAGTCCGTCGGCTGAATTGCTGGTGCGCAACGATCTCGCGGGCGCCATCGTGCAGTTCATGGATCGCGAATTCGTTGATCCGACGAAGGCGTTGGCTGTGGGTGTGTCGCCGGCGTCCATCACCAACAACGTCACGCCAGTAACGGCGACCGGAACGACGGCGGCGGCATTCCGGGCCGACGTCCGGACCCTGATGGGATCGTTTCTGACCGCCGGTGTCTCGGTCGCGACCGGCGTCTGGATCATGACGCAAGCGCAGGCGCTCGCGTTTAGTCTGATGCAGAGCGCGCTTGGTCAGCCGGAATTCCCCGGCATCACCATGCAGGGTGGCACGTTCCTCGGCTTCCCGGTCGTGGTGTCCGAGAACATCCCATCAACCGGCGGGTCGCCGCTCGATGGTGGACTGATCATCTTCGCGGTCGCGGGCGAGATCCTGTTGGCCGACGATGGTGGCGTCAACATCGATGTGAGCCGCGAAGCCTCGCTGCAGATGGAGACGACTCCGGACAGTCCGGCGACCGCATCCACCACGCTCGTCAGCCTGTGGCAGCACAATATGATTGCGATCAAGGCCGAGCGATTCATCAACTGGCTAAAGCGCCGCTCGACTGCGGTCGCATTCATCCAGAACGCCAAGTACGCCGAATAGTAAGATCGGCGAACTGGTGGGTTGAGAGTTGGGGAGTCGGGCGCAAGTCCGGCTCCCTTTTTATAGGAGGATGTATCATGAATCTCGTTGCGCTCAAGGAAGTCCGATATGCCGGGGTCAATCATGTGCCTGGAACGGAGTCGGCGGAGTTCGAAGCGACGGATCGTGACGCGAAGATACTGAAGGCAACAGGCAAAGTGCGCGCCGCCGATCATGCGGCGGTTGCACCGGCGCGCGCGCAGAGTCAGTCGGACTTACCTCTATCTCCAGCCATGTGTGAGCCCGAGATTGTGCGGGCATCCGCGCCAGCCTCGAGCGACGAGGGCGAGACGAAGCCGAAACGCCAGTATCGCCGTCGCGATCTGACTGCGGAGGGTTGATCGCGTGCGCCTGCTCGGCCTTGAAATCACGCGCGCCAAGGCGGCTACACCCACTCAGCCCGCAAATACATGGGGCTCCTGGGGTGCTGGTTGGTGGCCTGTCATCCGCGAATCATTCACGGGCGCTTGGCAACAGAATATGGAGATCAAGACCGAGAGCGTTCTCAGTTACAGCGCGGTTTATGCCTGCGTGACATTGATCGCGTCCGACATCGCCAAGATTCGACTGCGGTTGGTGCAACAGGATGATGATGGAATCTGGAGCGAGATCAATGCGCCGGCGTTCTCACCCGTACTGCGCAAGCCAAATCGTTTCCAGAATCGCATCAAGTTTTATGAGCAATGGTTGGTCTCGAAGCTCATCCACGGCAATACCAATGTGCTCAAGCAGCGCGACGATCGCGGAGTCGTCATCGCGATGTATATCATGGATCCATTACGCACGAAGCCCTTGGTGGCGCCGGACGGATCGGTGTTTTACAACTTGCGACGGGATATGCTTTCGGGCGTCGACCAGGATACCGTCACGGTGCCGGCGAGCGAGATCATCCACGACACTATGGTGCCGTTGTATCATCCGCTCTGCGGCGTGTCGCCGATCACGGCCTGCGGCCTCGCCGCAGTGCAGGGTCTCAACATTCAGAACAATTCGACCAAGTTTTTCCAAAACGGATCGCGTCCGGGTGGTATTCTCACTGCGCCCGGCTCGATCAACGATGAGACCGCAAAACGGCTCAAGGAACATTGGGAACAGAACTACACCGGCGAGAACGTCGGTAAGGTCGCGGTGCTCGGCGACGGTCTGAAATACGAAACGATGAGTGTCAATGCGGTTGATGCGCAGTTGATCGAGCAATTGAAATGGACCGCCGAGACCGTCTGCTCGTGCTTTCATGTTCCACCCTACATGATCGGCATAGGGCCGATGCCGACCTACAACAATATCGAGGCGCTCAATCAGCAATATTATTCGCAGTGTTTGCAGAGCCTCATTGAATCGATCGAACTCTGTCTCGACGATGGACTCGGTCTGACCGAAGTGCAGGGCAAAACCTATGGCACGGAATTCGATCTCGATGATCTTCTGCGTATGGACACCGCGACCAAGGTCAAGACCGCGACCGATGGTATCAAGGGCGGCTTGTTTATGCCGGACGAGGGCCGCAGGAAATTCGATTTGAAGCCGGTTGCGGGTGGCGATCAGGTCTATCTGCAGCAGCAGAACTTCTCGTTGGCCGCGCTCGCCAAGCGCGACGCGAAAGACGATCCATTCGCGAGCGCCAAGCCGGCGCTCACGCCGCCAGCTTCCGAGTCTGGATCCGAACCGACGGACGGCGAGCCCGTCGACGACGGGGAGGGTGACGATGCAGAGGGTACTTCGCGAAACTGGGCCGACAAAATCCATAGCCGAGCGAAGCACCATGCCCTCCACGACGCTGCCTGATGCGCTGGCGGATGCGCTCGGGCGGGTCGTCGCCGATGTGCAGCGTCAGGCGCGCAATGAATACGATCTGTTCGCGGCGGAATGCCGCGCGATCGTCGCGAATCTTAAATTTGAAGTTGCGACGGTAACGGCGGAACTGCACAAGGTTCGCGAGCAAGACCGCAAGCGCATCGACGACGCAATCGCGACGGTAAAGGACGGCGCGCCGGGCAAGGACGGCGCGCCGGGCAAGGACGGCGGCGGCGTCGATCCGGAATTGATCGCGCGGCTGGTCGATCTGGCGGTCGCCAAAATCCCTCCGGCTCCGGCCAGCAAGGGTGTGGATCCGAAAGAGGTTGCGGCGCTCGTGACCGCAGAAGTCGAGCGCGCGGTCGCCGCGCTGCCGAAGCCGGCGGATGGTAAGGGCGTAACGATCGAGGATGTGCGGCCGCTGGTCGACAATCTGGTGGGCAAAGCGGTAGCGGCGCTGCCGGCCGTGAAAGACGGGAAAGACGGGAAAGACGGCGTCGGTCTTGCGGGCGCGGTCATCGGTCGCGACGGCGACTTGACCCTCACACTGACGGACGGTTCGATGAAGTCGCTTGGATGTGTCGTTGGTCGCGATGTCGACCAGGCGGCGCTCTCAAAGCAGATCGAGGATCTGGTTGCGAAATTTCCGAAGCCGAACGACGGTAAGGACGGCTTTGGCCTCGAGGATTTCAACGCGGAGACGGAAGACGATGGCCGCCTCATCGTTCTGACGTTCACTCGTGGCGATCTTGTCGTCAAGCGCGAGATCAAAACCACCATCGTGCTCGATCGCGGCGTCTACCGGCCCGACGGGCAATATTCCAAGGGCGACGGCGTTACCTATGGTGGCTCATTCTTCATTGCCCAACAGGACACCAACGCAAAACCTGAAAGCGGTCCCGAATGGCGCTTGGCCGTGAAGCACGGCCGGCACGGGAAGGACGGCAAGGATGGCAAGGACGGCCCCCCCGGCCGGGATCTGACGCAGATAGGCCCTGACGGGAAGAAGTGGTGACGTTAACGCTTAAGTTTTGAAATCTAAAAAAGAGATGGAGAAAATCATGCACCTTTATCGCGCTTTGCTGTCCATCCTGTCCGCCGGTTTACTGCTGGTCGCGGCTCATGCACCGGCGCTCGCCGCCGGCAAGGGCAATACATTCGAGAACGACCTTCTCAAGCTGATCTTCAACGCGACCGCGATCGGCAACATCGCCGACAACGCGGCGACCTCTCCGCTGACCAACCTGCAGGTGTCGCTGCACACCGCGGACCCGTGCGAGGCCGGCGATCAGACCACCAGCGAGACGACCTATACCAGTTACGCCCGGGTCGCCGTGGCGCGCACGACCGGCGGCTGGACCGTCACCACCAACTCGGTCTCGCCGGCGGCCAATATCGACTTTCCAGCCGGCACCGGCGGATCCGGCACGGTAACGCATTTCGCCGTGGGCACGGCGTCGTCGGGCACCGGCAAGATTCTCTATTGCGGCACGGTAACGCCCAACATCGTGACCGGCAATGGCGTGACGCCGCGGCTCACGACCGGCACCGCGATCACCGAGGATTAGTCGGTGCGCGCCTGCAACAAGTTCTGAAAAAATCAAGGAGCGTATCATGCGAGGCTTGTTCATCCGATCGATGCTGTGTGCGCTGCTTGTGGTCGCGCTGCCGTTTGCGCCGGCGCAAACGCAAACCCAAGACGATGTCTTCGCGGCCGAGGTCAAATCGTTCACGGCCGGCACCACGCGACCGTCGCAGACGCGCTACACAGCGTTTCGATCGGCGGCAAACATCTGGCTGCTGTCGAGGGCGCCGGTCCTGAAGCCGGCGAGCTTCACGCTGGCGGCCGGGTACGGCGTTGACACTTTTGTCGGAACGATTGAGGCGACCGGGTCTCCGCCCGTCGGCTTCGAGATCGTCAGCGGCGATCCGAACAACTATTTCGATGTGTGGCCATCCGGCAATCTGCGCACATCGGAGGGCGGCCCGGTCCCGCCGGCCGGGACCTACTCTCTCGGTATCCGCGGCATCGGACAGAACAGCCCTGGGCCCATAGCGACGTTTACCGTTGCCGCGCTGGCGAGTCCCGCGGCCGATCCAACTCCTATCCCGGCGCCTTCCGCCGGTTGGCCGGATGCTTCCAATACGGGCGTGCGTCCAGGGACGGCACTGACGGTGCGGCTCGGCGGCCTGACCATCACTCAGCCCGGCGTGTATGAGAACCTGGACATTCGCGGTCCGGTCCAGATCAACGCGTCGGATGTCACGCTCAAGAATTCCAAGGTCACGGCGTCGCTGTTCTTCACGGTCAACATCGCCAGATCGGCGACCGGCGTGCGGATCGAGGATTCCACCGTCGACGGAATGGGAGCCGAAGGTTCGATCGGCATCAACGGCTCCGGCACGTTCCTGCGCAACAATATCTATAACATCGAAAACGGCTTCGGCCCCGGCAGCGACACGCTGATCCAGGACAATTATATTCATAGTCTGCGCGCATCGGGCGCGCCGCATTACGACGGCATCCAGGTCGACGGCGGCCAGAGCAACGTCACCATCCGCCACAACACGATCATCGTGGAACACAACCAGACCTCGGCGGTGATGCTCGACAACTGGGCGGGCCCACTCTCGAACATGCTGGTCGACAATAACCTCCTCGTCGGCGGCGGCTACACGATCTACGTGGACAGCCGATTCAACAGTAACCCGATCACAGGGGTCTCGATCACAAACAATCACATGGGCGCGGGCGGATTCGGCACGACGTTCTTTACGACCGCGGTGACCTACATCGGCAACCTCAATGACGGGCACGATCTGGTCAAGACGCTGACGCGCTGAAAGCGCAGATCTAATGGCCAGCACCTACCGCTTCTATCGCACGCCTCGCCTTGGCGACGGGCTGACACGACAGACGGCGTTTCGATCGAAGCTCAATGATCTCGGCATTGTGCGCGCTGACGCCACGCAAGACTTCTGGTCTTGGCCTAATCGAGCGATGGCGGTGAGCCTGTGCCTGGTGTGGTGCGAGCCTGTCAAACACGTAACGATTGCTGCCGATCCTGACATCTCGGCGCTGTCACCGGAACTGGCCGATATCGCAGCCGTCAATGCGTGGCTCGATCAGCCCGTCGGCGCGCTGCCAGCGGCAATTCGCGCGCGACTTGAGAGCGATGGTTTTCCGCTCGGTTGGGTTAATGGCGCGACCACGCGTCGGCAGTTGTGGCGCAAGATTGCCCAGCAGCACGTCATCATGCAGAGGCTGTTTGCCGGCAACGACAACGCGTTCAACTTCTTCAAGCGGAGCCTGGACGAGACGATAGCTTCTGTTCCAGTCGCTATCCGCAATCGCGTGTCGGCGTGGATGGTCGAGCGCGGACTGGATACGAGCTGGATCACCGGCGCGACATTGGTGCGGGAGGTGGTTGAATTTGTGTTGGCTCAGGTCAATCTGCCGAAGTGCCGGCTCCATCCGGAGCTTGACTTCTGATGGCCGATGCAACCGACGATTTCGAGCGGGCAAGTCTTGGTGCTAATTGGACCGTTTCGCTTGGCGCGGTAACGATCGTAGGATCGTCGGATGTTCGCGGCAATTCTGCCGGCGCCGACAGCCTGACCCGTTGGAACGCAAATACGTTTAACGGTGACCACTATTCCGAAGTCGTCGTCACAACTGGCGATGATGACGGCGGCGGCCCGGCCGTGCGGCATCAGTCTGGTGCGGTGACTTGCTACGCATGGATGATGCCTACTACAGATATTTGGACGATGTATGAAATTACGGCGGGGTCATATGCCGTATTAGGCGCGAATTATAGCATTGCTGGCAGCACCAATACGGGGACGACGGCTCGGTTGTCCGTTACCGGATCGACGCTCACGCCGAGTATCGACGGCGGCGCGCAGGCAACCCGCACCGATGCCTCGATCACAGGAGGTGGCCCTGGGATTGGATTCTTTGCAACGACAGTTTCGTTTGAGAGTTGGCTTGGCGGGCCAATTGCCGCTGCTGCCGCCTCGCTCATCTTCAAATCAAATCCCATGCAACACCTGCTGGTGAGGTAACGACATGACGATCGGCCGCGTTTACGACATCCCGTTCTCGGCCGTGGCCGTGACCGCGCAACAGGATTTTTTCGAAGTCGTTGCGCCGGCCGATGCGGTCGTGGAGATCCTGGAAATCCACCTTTCGCAAGTCTCGGAGGTCGGCGATGCCG